ACACAAGATACAGATGATGATGATGATCGTGGGCCTGTACAAGAGTCTGACCCTACATGGAGAAACACTCCTGTAGAGGAGTGGACTACAGACATGTACGAAAACTACTCTAATTATAATCAATTAAAAACAAATGCAGGTGATCTGTCTTTACTTGAAAAGTCTTTAATAGGTCTTGTTGGTGGTGCAATTGGCGGTCCTGCAGGTGCTATTGCTTTGACTGAATTAGCACGAAGAGAGAATAAAAAGATAGCTCAAAAAGTTGTAACTAATGTTATGGGTATGGTTGATAGTGATAAAAACCCTGATGGTTCTGCTTTAGATACAGGTACTTTGAGTATATTAAATACAGCTAGAGTAAATGCTAATTACAATATTATGAATATTGATAGTAAAGACATGTTAGGGTTTACTAAAGAAGATGCTGGACCCATAGTTTCTGGGTCTAAAGCATCACAGGATATACTAGACCAACAACGTAAAATAGTTGAAAAAGTTAAAGTACTTGACCCTGAGAAAAAGTCTGACTTCTATAAAGATACATATGACGGTGGCTTGGGTGCTTTCTATGGTGGTTCAGAGGAAGCTGAAACTGCTCTTATCACAGGTGCTAAAACTGTTTCTGGTAGTGATGATGATGATAGACCTGTAGCAGGAACTACAGGTTCAGGTGTGGGTTATACTACAGGAACAAAACTTGAATGGAACCCTGATACAGGTAAATATGAAAGTGTTGCTGTTGATGATGGAAAAACGTACTACACATTTGATTCTGAAGATGACGATGACTTTGATTGGGATGCATTTGAAGCTGATACAACTGTAGGAACTAATGTAAGTAACGTAGGCAACTCAGGTACAGATAGTGATGACGATGATAAGTCAAGCGATAAGATACTCTGTGATTTGATTTATCGCTACGGCTACCTAGACGAAGACATCTGGCGTTTAGATGAAGCGTTTGGTGATCGTGTTGCACTAGAAGACCCAGAGTTACTAGAAGGCTATCACACATGGGCTAAACCTATGGTAGCTTGGATAGAAAAAGAAACCTTCTTATCTAACTTATATCTTAAATACTGGTGTGTACCATTTACACGGCGCTGGGCAAATCACATTGCTCATGTAATGGAACCAGAAAACTATAAACCTGATTATGTAGGCAAACTTATGCTTGCTGTAGGTGTACCTATCTCTAGAGCTATTTACAAGCTAAAGGGTAGAAAACTAAAAACTGTTTAATAACTATAAGGCTACCCAGCTTCGGCTGGCCCCAACATAAAGGAAACAATTATGCCTGAACTAGCAGAAGTAGAAAATAAAAAGACAGCAGGTCTTGTAAATCCAAATAGACCTACCCCTCTAGAAGATAAGATTAAAAAAGAGGAAGAAGAACTAGAAGCTTTAATGAAAGCTCGTACTGAAGAAGTTGAGCAAAAAGTAGAAGAACCAGAAGCTAAACCTGAGAAAGAAGAACTATCAGGTGAAGAGCGTACATATAAGAAACGCTACAGTGATTTACGTAGTCATCTTAACAAGCAAGCGGAAGAGTTAAAAGAACTGAAAGCTCAGCTTGAAAACGCTCAGAAGACAGGCAAGGTACGTGCTCCTACTTCAGATGAAAGCATTGATGCTTGGGCTAAGAAGTATCCTGAGATTGCTGGCATTGTAGAAACAATTGCTGAAAAGAAAGCACAAGAAAAGTTTAAGTATGCTGATGAACGTCTGCAGCAGATTGACAAGATCAATGCAGATGCCCAGCGCACTAAAGCAGAGAATGAAATCCGTGCTATGCATGGAGACTTTGATGATCTACGTGGGAGTGATGACTTCCATGATTGGGCAGCAGAACAACCCAAGTGGGTGCAGGATGCACTCTATGAGAATCAAGACGATCCACAATCAGTTATCCGTGTTATTGATCTATATAAAGTAGACAACGGTATGGACACTAAAGGTAAACGTAAGAGTACCAAGGATGCTGCTTCTCAAGTAAGAACTAAACGTACTACCAAACCAGACAATGACAACCCTGCAGGACATCTGCGTGAGTCTGAAGTTCAACGTATGAGTACACAAGAGTACGAAACCAAGTCAGACGAAATCATGGAAGCTATCCGCAGCGGTAAGTTTATTTATGATGTTTCTGGTGGAGCACGTTAATTAAGTATTGACAATACACAAACTATATGTTATAACTGTGTATGTTAACAAAAGCATAAGTATGCCCTGATAGACGTTTCAGCTACCCTGCTTATGCTTTTACCCCTAAGCGAAGACAAATAAGTTAAGACCTACCTGATCAAGTATAGGCCCGTCTTACATATTACAAGGCCATGTGTATGTGAGTCGCACCCTAAAAAGATTAGCCTCTTACCTGATGTTAATGCTTATAACTTTAATAAGCCTAACTATCTATGGAGGATTATATCATGGCTTTCGCAACAGCGTCAGGTTATGGTAATCTACCCAACGGTAACTTTAGCCCAGTAATCTACAGCAAACAGGTACAACTTGCTTTCCGCAAGGCCTCAATTGTAGAAGCAATCACAAACTCTGATTATTTCGGAGAGATTGCTAACATGGGTGATTCCGTTAAGATTATCAAAGAACCTGAAATCACAGTGAAGTCGTATGCCCGTGGCACGACTATCACACCACAAGACCTTGATGATGAGGACTTTTCATTGACTGTAGATAAAGCGAACTATTTTGCTTTCAAAGTCGATGACATTGAAGAAGCCCATAGTCACATCAATTTTCAAAGTGTTGCATCTGATCGTGCAGCTTATCGTTTGGCTGACCAGTTTGACCAAGATGTTCTTGGTTATATGGCTGGCTTCAAGCAATCAGCTATTCACGGTAAACCCAATGCTGCGAACACAACTGTAAATGGCACTAAAGCTGTTTCAACTGCTGGTTCTGATGAACTGCTTGCAAGCATGAAGCTTGACGCTTCTGACTTCAACGGTGGTTCAGCAGGTAACTCAATCGTAGTTAAGCCTCGTACAGGCGCAGACACGTTGAACACTACAACAGCTAACGCTACACCTATGCAAGTTATCGCACGGATGTCACGTAAGCTGGATCAACAAAACGTTGACACTAACGGAAGATGGCTCGTCCTAGACCCTGTATTCGCAGAACTGCTTAAAGATGAAGATTCACGTCTTTTGAACGCAGACTTTGGTGGTTCAGGTTTACAGAACGGCTTGATCTTCAACAACATTCACGGCTTCAAAGTCTATATGTCTAACAACCTTCCTGAAGTAGGTGATGGTCCAACCTCAACTACATCTACAGGTTCAACTCACTACGGTGTGTTGGTTGCTGGTCATTCGTCTGCAGCAGCAACTGCTGAGCAGATTAATAAGACTGAGACTTATCGTGACCCAGATTCATTTGCTGACATTGTACGTGGTATGCACCTTTACGGGCGCAAAATTCTACGTCCAGAAGCGTTGGTTAATGCAATCTACACATCTGGTCTATAAGGGGGAATGAGATATGGCACTTGGTGATAATACTCTTCGTTCAGCCGCTGGAAACTCTCAGCGTGGACGTAACCCTTTCATGGTTCAAACTACCTTGAACTGGGCTACAGCTTTGTCAGACAAAGGCGGTGCTCTTGCAGCGGCTGATGTTGTTCCTGTCATTGCTGTACCAAAAGGTACTATGGTTTTGAACGCAGGTATTGAGGTAGTTACAGCTACTGATGGTTCAACTTTTACAGTTAATCTTGGCACAGGCGTTGACCCCGACGTATTTGCTGCTACCTTTGATGCAACATCTGCGGCTGGTGTTCTTTCACAGAACCCTGCAGCTTATCAGCCAGTAATGGCTGTAGCTGATGACAACATTGATGTTGTTATTGCTGCTCTTTCAGGTGGCGCAGTTACCTCTGGTGAGTTCCGTGTATGGGCTGTCTTGATGGATTGCACAGACATGGGTGACACTGCTGCTGATGAAGTAGCTCGTGACGCACTTGCATAAGTAAAACTTCTTTGGGGCTGCTTTCGGGTGGCCCCTTACTCATATCTAAAGGATCTAAAACATGGCTATTACAACAGCAATGTGTACAAGTTTCAAGTCAGAGCTACTTGGTGGTGTCCATGATTTAGACACTGATAGCATTAAGCTTGCTTTGATTAAGGCTTCACCTAGTGGCACATATGATGCAACTACAACTAATTACAGTGACGTGACAGGTAACTCTGATGAGTCATCTGGTACGAACTACACTGCTGGTGGTAACGTACTTGATAGTGCGACTATTTCAGTAAGTGGAACAACAGCTATTGTAGACTTTGCAGATGAAACGTTTGCAGACGTAACTACTTCAGCAGATGGATGTATTATTTATAATGCAGGTCAAGCAAATAAAGCTATTGCAGTAATTGACTTTGGTGGTACAGTAAGTGCTACTGCAGGTGATTTAACTATTGAGTTCCCTGCTGCAGGAGCAAGCACAGCAATCATTCGTATTGCTTAAAGGATAAACTATGGCTTTTATCGCCACCTCTGCACGTTACGGCACTGGTAGATACGGTGTAGCAGAGTATGGCGTAATAAACATCTCAGCAAGCCTAACAGGTGTAGCTGGTACAACAGCGTTAGAACCTGTA